GTTATCCACGATGCCCTCTTTCTCCGGCACATGCTGCACGGCAGTGATGGCATACGTGCCGTCGTCGTTCTCACGGATACTCACGCAGCGGAACAGGCGCTGGCGCAGCGTCGGCAGCTTCAGCCCCCACACGCTGTATTCAGCAACACCGTCAGGAACCCGGCTCACTTTTACCTTCACGCCGTCGGTGACGGACTGAACCTCCACGCTGACCGGATTGCCACTTCCGTCAACCAGGCTTATCAGCGTGGTGCCGGAGGATGGCAGCGTGATTTCACGGTCGAGCGTCAGCGTCCGGGTCTGGCTGTTCACCGCCAGCACACGCCCACCGATGCTGATCCCCGCATAGTCATCATCACAGATTTCAATGACATCGCCCGGTACATGGCGAAGCCCTTCGGCACCCACGCTGAAGTCCACGGTCTGCGTTTCCAGCAGTTCCGTTTTAATCAGCCACAGCCCGGCGCGGTGTGCCTGCCCCCGGCTGGTACAGCCAAAGGCATCCATCTTCGTGACGTTACGACCGTAACGGGCAATGGCCTGCGTGTCCTCCACAAGCTCTGTCGCCGTCTCCCAGCCGTTATCCGGGTCAGTCCAGTTCACCTCAACAGCATTATGGCGGTCCTTCAGGGCGCTGAAGCTGTAGCGGAACGGCGCACCATCATCCGGCATCACCACATTACTGCGGTTATAGGTCCACACCTTATCTGATGGTCTGTCCTGCACGAACGTCAGCGTCTGCCCGTTCCATACCGGCATACAGCGCATCGCCGAGCAGAAATCGCTGAGCACATCCCACGCCTTGCGCTGCGTGGTCAGGTAAGCATTGCAGGTGATGCGCGGCTCCGTGCCGCCAAATCCATCCGGCACCGACTGGTCGCAGTACCGACTGATGGCATACAGCGCCCATTTATCCACATCCGCTACGCCAAGACGTTTCCCCATGCCGTAGCGCGGATGGATCAGCATATCCCACAGACACCATGCCATGTTGTTGCTGTATGCTGGCTTAAACGTTCCGTCCCAGATACCGCTGTATTGCCGCGTCTGCGGGTTATAGTTCGACGGCACCTGCAGAATGCGCCCGCGAAGATGATAATTACGGCTCACCTGCTGGCTGCCAAACTGCTCCGAATCCACCTGCACGCCGACCAGTGCCGTGTTCGGGTAGCACTGTTGCACATCGATGATTTCGGTGTATGACGACCAGAGCGTTTTGTTCTGCAGCTGGTCTGTGGTGCTGTCCGGCGTCATCCTGCGCATCCGGATACTGAACGGGCGCGGCGGAAGATTACCCACCACCACAGAGGCCAGATACTGCGAGGTGGTTTTGCCCTTAATGGTGATGTCTTTTTCTGTTACCCAGCTACCGTTACGCTGTATCTGAACCAGCAGGCGGACCTCCGACGGATCCCGGTCCCCTTTTGAGGTGGTTTCCACCAGTGCCTGCACGCCGAAGGTCAGGCGCAGACGGTCGATGTTTGCCGACGTGATGGTCCTGGTGATCGGTGTGTCATATTTCACTTCCGTCCCCAGCACCGTTTCTGAACCAGAGGATTCAAACCCCTCCGGCGGTGTCTGCTCCTGCTCACCGGCACGGAATACCACCGTGACACCGGAGATATTGGTATTCCCCTCACTGTCCAGCACTGGCGTACTGTTCAGCAGCACACTTTTTAATCCATCCACCGGACCTTCAATCGGCCCTTCGCTGATGGCGTCTATCACGCTCAGCATCTGGGATGATTTCAGGTTGTCCTTCGCTTCGCGCGGGGTATGCCCCTTACTGCTGCCTTTACCCATTCCTCACGCTCCAGAAACGACAAAACCGCCCTGAGGCGGTTTCACATAAAACGTTTTTCATCAACGACCAATCACCACAACCTGACCACCGTCCCCCTCGTCTGCCGTGCTGATCTCCTGAGAGACAACACGTGACCCCACGCGCATTTCACCGTACAGAACAGGCAGAACATTGCCCTGGGCAACCATATTATCCAGTGAGGAGAAATAGGTGTTCTGCTTACCGTTATCCGTTGTCTGTGTACGGGGAGTTCTGGCTTTCGGTGCCAGCATCTGCGCCACACCGCCAAGCGTCATCGCCGCACCCATTGAAAAGAGAATGTCACTGAAAGCGATACTGATCCCCGGCATCCAGATTGCCGTAGCAATCAACGCCGCACCCAGCACCGCCTGAAACACACCGCCACTTTTTGCTCCCGCAAGACGCGGTACGATGTGGATCACTGCACCATTTGCCAGCGGCTCATTAAGACGGGATGATAATTCGGTTTCGCCTGCATCACGCCCGGCAATCCGTACCTGATACCAGCCGTCGCTCAGTTTCTGACGAAACGCCGGGATCTGTGTGGCCAGCGCACGGATAGCTTCGGCCCCCGTTTTTACACGAAGGTCGATGCGGCGGCCAAATCGTTGTAAATCCCCGTAAAGGCAGATGCGTGCCATGCCCGGTGACGCCAGAGGGAGTGTGTGCGTCGCTGCCATTTGTCGGTGTACCTCTCTCGTTTACTCAGTTGTTCAGGAATATGGTGCAGCAGCTCGCCGTCGCCGCAGTAAATTGCGGCGTGATTCGGCACCGATGAACCAAAACAGCACAGCAGCACATCGCCCGGCTGTGCCGCTGACAACGGCACCTGATACAGCCCTGTCGCCTCCAGATTATCCAGATAGAGATTCTGACCGTTACGCCACCAGTCATCCTCGCGGTGAAAATCCGGCATCTCAATCCCCGCCAGATGATAAGCATCCCGGAACAGCGTGTAACAGTCCGTCACCCCGTGCTCAAAGCGCCGCCCGGTAAGATGCGGCACACAGCGGAACTTGTGAATCGCCCCCCGGCAGACCAGCCACCACGGCAAATCACTCTGCACCTGCAGCCGCCGGTCAGCCTCACTCAGCCAGGGCAGACCACCGGGATGACTGTGGACCAGCGCCACAATCTCACCCTGCATTTGTGCACGCAACCAGTCCTCCGGCGACATCCGGAAATACTCCTCCGGCTCACCGGAGATATTCACGCAGGGGAAATATCTTTCCCCCTCCGGCGTTCTCACTACGAAGCCGCACGACTCCGCTGGCGCACATCGCCGGGCGTGCGCCAGAATCGCTGATTCTGTCTCTGTCATGGGATTTACTGCGAAAGTTTGTTAATGGAAAGGTAACCGCCAAAGTTGCCGACGTTATTGCGAAACTTACAGCCGCTCAGGCATTTGCTGCATTTATCCCGCGTGATATCGGAGGTTGGCTGGTCATATTCATCTGCGACAGCCGGACCGTGATAACCGCACTCATCACCGCGATAGGTCCAGGTGCAGGTGTTGGCCAGCATGATGCGTCCCGGAAAAACAGCGCCATCCGTTTCCGTCGGTGTGGAGAGCACAAAGGAGGCACTGACCGCGCTCAGTTCGCTGCACTGCTCGATGCGCCAGCGACTGATCGCCTCCTGCTCCGGGTCTGCTTCGCTGTTTCCGTTGACGAAGTTCACCGCATCCAGAAAACGGGCGTAAACCTTACGCCGGACCACCGTTCCGCCGACCAGACTCTGCATATCTTCCACCATACCGGTGACCATGCCGTACAGGTTAGAGACTGCCAGCGTGGGCCGCGTACTGGTGCCTTTGCCATTCAGTTCAAAACCACTCCCCTGAATGGGATACGGCTGATACTGTCTCCCCTGCCAGGTGACCGGCTCACCTTTTTCGTTCTGCTCATTACAGAAAAAATAACGTTCTCCACCGACCTCTGTCAGATCGATTTCCCAGAGCACCACGCTGGCTGACTGCTCCGCACGGGTGCATTCATTCAGTGTTTCCTGCCGGATATCCTGCATCAGTTCACCACCTGTTCAAACTCTGCGCTGAACTCAACACGCAGCATACTGACCCGCGACGACCATTTTGCGCAGGTCACCTTTATCTGCCGCCACTCATAAGGCGGCGTCCACAGAAAGGATTTCCAGCCCCCGTGCTCTTCCAGAAACGACTCCAGTACCGTGGCCTCCTCACGGGGGACAGAAAGCGTCACGCTGTACGTTTTCAGGTTGGCATTCAGCCCGGCAGGCGCACGCTGGGAATAGCCATCACCAAAGCGCACCTTTCTTACAGAAGGGACCGAAGCCACATCCATACCGGGTTTCACTTTCCAGCGGAAGGTCTTCATCGTCCACCTCCGGAGAACAGGCCACCATCACGCATCTGTGTCTGAATTTCATCACGGGCACCCTTGCGGGCCATGTCATACACCGCCTTCAGAGCAGCCGGACCTATCTGCCCGTTCGTGCCGTCGTTGTTAATCACCACATGGTTATTCTGCTCAAACTTCCCGGACGCCTGCGACCGGCTGTCCGCCAGACTGCCCGGTGTACCGACATAACCGCCGGTGGCATAGCCGCGCATCAGCCGGTAAAGATTCCCCACGCCAATCCGGCTGGTTGCCTCCTTCGTGAAGACAAACTCACCACGGTGAACAATCCCCGCAGGCTCATATTTGCCGCCGGTTCCCGTAAATCCTCCGGTCGCAAAATGGAATTTCGCCGCAGCTGCCTGAATGGCTGTACCGCCTGATGCGGATGCGCCGCCACCAACAGCCCCGCCAATGGCGCTACCGATACTCCCGACAATCCCCACCATTGCCTGCTTAAGCAGAATTTCTGTCATCATGGACAGCACGGAACGGGTGAAGCTGCGCCAGTTCTGCTCACTGCCGGTCAGCATCGCCGCCATATTCTGCGCAATACCATCAAAGGTCTGCGTGGCGCACTTTTAACCTGCGACATACTGTCCGTGGCGCTCTCTTCCCACTCACTCCAGTTGGACTTCAGGCCTGCCATCCAGCTCCCGCGAAGCTGGTCTTCAGCCGCCCAGGTCTTTTTCTGCTCTGACATGACGTTATTCAGCGCCAGAGGATTATCGCCATACTGTTCCTTCAGGCGCTGTTCTGTGGCTTCCCGCGCTGCCTGCCGGTCAGTCAGCCCCCGGTTTTTCGCATCAATGGCGGCCCGTTTTGCCCGTTGCTGCTGTGCGAATTTATCCGCCTGCTGCGCCAGCGCGTTCAGGCGCTCCTGATACGTAACCTTGTCACCAAGTGCAGCCAGCTGGCGTTTGTACTCCAGCGTCTCGTCTTTATGCGCCAGCAGGGATTTCTCCTGTGCGGACAGCTGACGACGTTGTGCCGCTTCCTCCAGTACAGCGAACTGACTCTCCGCCTTCCACAAATCCCGGCGCTGCTGGCTGATTTTCTCATTCGCTCCGGCATGCTTCTCCAGCGTCAGGAGCTCTGCCTGAAGCGTCAGCAGGGCAGCATGAGCACTGTCTTCCTGGCGATCACCTGCAGACACTTTCACGCCGGACTGCTTTGGCTTTTTCAGCGTCGCTTCATAATCTTTTTTCGCTGCCGCCATCAGCGTGTTGTAATCTGCCTGCAGGATTTTTCCGTCTTTCAGTGCCTTGTTCAGTTCTTCCTGACGGGCGGTATATTTCTCCAGCGGAGTCTGCAGACGTTCGTAAGCCTTCTGCGCCTCTTCGGTATATTTCAGCCGTGATGCCTCAGACTCAGCACGATCTTTTGCTGCCATCTCACTGGCCTTTTCAAGATCTGCCTGCAATGTGGCGGCTGAAAGACCAAGTTGCGCATTCGCCCTGTCCTCCCATGCGCCACGGAGATTGGCAAGAAATGCTGAGGTTTTACCACGCCGGTGGCTCCGGCTCTGATACCACTGCCATTTCTTGTCCGCTTCATCAAAAGCCTTTTCTGCTTTCTCCAGCATTTCCCGGGCAGTGTCCGGGCGACCAATATCCAGCACCGAATCCCACATGGATTTAAATGCCCGTGCTGTCTTGTCTGCCCAGGTCTCCAGCGTGCCCATGTTATCTTTCAGGCGGCGGGTCTGGTCATCAAACCCTTTCGTTGCGGCCTCGTTCGCCGCCTGCAATGCCCCGGATTCATCGCCGGAACGCTGCAACTGAGCAACATACGCAATCTGCTCCGCTGTCACGTTATGGAACTGGCGCGCCATCGCCGTCAGCCCCGACGTCGGGTCAGTGGTCAGCTTCCCGAAAGCTTCAGCAACCTTGTCCACCTCCACGCCCGATGCAGAGGAGAAACGCGCCACACTCTGACTGATCGCCTCAAACTGCTCACCGCCACGCACGCCGGCATTCACCAGCGCCGTAAGAGACTCGCTGGTCTGGTTAAACGTCAGCCCTGCCGCCTGCCCGGCCCTGGACAGGACCAGCATACGATCTGCCGTCAGTCCCGCCTGGTGACCGGAAAGGACCAGCGTTTTGTTGAACTCAGACAGGGTTGAGTCCCCCTGATACCAGGCATACGCCAGCGCTCCGGTGGCAACTGCCAGCGAAGTGAGACCCACCATCGGCAGGGCGGCTGCACCGGCAAGCCCCCTGAACATGGGGATCAGCCCGCCGAAAGAGTCCTTCACCTGACCGCCCTGTTGCAGCAGGATCAGCCACGGACTTTGCCCGCCTGCAAGCTGCGTGGCCACGTCGGTGAACTGCGCAGGCAGCATACGCATGGCGGCTTTATACTGCCCGACGGAAATCCCCGCTTTCTGTGCAGCCAGCGCCTGTCGGTTCATCGACTGTTCAACGACTGCCGCTGTTTTTTTCGCATCACTTTCCGTACCGGAAAAATGACGCCTGACTCTGGCCATCTGCTCGTCAAATCTGGCCGCATCCAGACTTAAATCAACGACCAGATCGCCTACCGGTTCAGCCATACCGGACTCCTCCTGCGATCCCTTCTGATACTGTCATCAGCATTAGGTCATCCTCCGTCATGTCCGCCACATCCGGGGAAGCGGGGATAACCTCATTCCCGTCCGGGCCAAAACGAACGCCTCCGGCAAGCCCTGCCGCTTTCTGCATCAGCACATCATCTTCAGGCTCTTCGTCAGCCTCGCGCCGGTTCAGCAGACTGAAATCCAGCGGATGCATATCCGGATCGCTGAAAAACAGGCTGAGCACGGTGTACGTCAGCCCGGAAAAGTGCATATCCAGCAGAACATCATGAAAATAATGGGTACTGTAAAAGCGGTGCCAGTCGGCATACTCCGTGGATGACATCCCGGCAAGCATGGCACGCCAGTCGGGTCGCCCCATCTCACGCGCCAGTTTCAGGGCAAAACTCAGCTCACCGTCGAACACTTTCCCGCAGACACAGGCTCTGCAGGCCCCGCGTCTTCTGTCTGCTCAGGAGCATTATTCACAACAAACTCAGACATACCGGACAGACGCATTACCACATTTTCAGCCTGAGCAATTGCCTCTGTGGGCCAGGTGGTAAGCACTTCCTGCTCAATCTGTTTAACGGCTTCATCCATGGACGGCCTCTTTGTCTTCTGCGGATGGTTATGCCACAGGGACATCGCCACCAGAAACGCGCCGGTTCTGACGAGATCCTCCACGCTCACCAGCAGGTTGTCGCCGGATCCCGCCTGTTCTGCCTGCCGTTTCAGCAGGGCAAGATGCTCAATACGCTGCAGGGCTGACAGCTCAGAAAGCGTGACGCTCACGCCGTTATATTCAAATGATTCGGTTTTCAGAAACATCGCTGACTCTCCGGATTAGCTGTCGGTGACGTTGATTTCTGCAACCGCAGCAAACTCACCATTACCGGATACAACCGGAATGTTGACCTTACCTGCAGCAACACCGTTCACGGTGATGGTCATACCACTGACCGACACAGTGGCTTTTGTTTTATCCGCTGACACTGCACGGAAGCTCTTGTCGGTTGCGCCTTCCGGCTGGAATGCCACGGTCAGCGTGGTGCTCTTCCCTTTCACCACGGAAGCACTGGCAGGCGTCACGGTCATACCGGTTGCCGCTGTCACCGTACTGCGATCTTCTGCCATCGACGGACGGCCCACATTGGTGACCTTCACCGTGCGGGTGATCACTTCCTTCGCCGTCACCGCCTTACCGATACTGCTGACCCAGCCACGGAACACATCGACCGTGCCGTTCGGGAAGCGGATTTTATAGGCACGGGTATCACCTTCATTAAACCACGCCAGCAGCGCCTGCTGCCCCGGCTCTCCGGGCATCCACGCCAGCGTGAAGCTGGTATCTCCGGCGGATTTCTGCCCCTGCCCGGTCGCAGTCCAGTCCGCATCTTCATCATCGAGATAGCTGTCGTCATAGGACTCCGCGGTCAGTTCGCCGGGCGTCAGGTCTTTAACTTTTGCCAGACGCGACCAGTCAACGTCTGAAAGCGGGTTCGCATAAGGGTCGCCG